GTTCTGGAAGTTCTCCGACAGGCTACTATGCTGTTCTACGCCAACAATAAACAGATATATAAGGCTGCAGGTTATTGTGTGGATAATTAGAGCCAGTGTTACTAATAGTTACGGTATGAGTATGTGTACCAGCTTGTTCGGTTGTTTTTGTGCCTTGATTAGAACGCCATGAAGCTGATCCCGGTTCTGTACCACCTGCGTCGTATTCTTTTACAAAAGTAAAAGTATGCGCGTGATTCCCGCTTGTACTAACCGTTACATTGTGGTTATGTTCAGGCAGTTCTCCGACAGAAAAATAAGAAAGGATTGATAACTTATGAAATGTTTTCAAATATTGAACAGTGAGGTTTTAATAATTAACGAGGAAAAGATGTATAAGGATAGCCCTGATAACTTTATTGTTGACGGCGGTAGTTTACAGGCTGGCGAGGTAACATTAAGCGAGGTAATCTATGACGACCAGCAGAGCCATGCTGTCGTAAATGGTGATTTTTGCGATAAACCGATTAAAGCCATCGAGGATAAAATCGCTGCTATTGATTCCTATATAGCTGCTAAAGCTGCCAGGGAATATGTGCCACCGACACTCGAAGAACTTCGTGAACAGGCATTAAACTACCAATATCAAAAATATGATGCTCAAAAGCATGCTATCGTATGGCTACAAGACGGCAGCGGCTACGGCTTCGATTGTAATGACGATGATCAGAACAACTGGCAGGTTGCTTTGACACTTATGGAAAACGATATCACGATGTACAGGGTTTATCCAGATAAAAATAATCTGTCTAAAAAGTCATTTTTAGAGGTAACGCGTGATCAGATGATGGAAGCAGGAAATCTTGTAAAAGCGCAGCAATATGCGGCTTACAGCGGATTTGAAAAAGTGAGTGCCGAAATTGCTAATTGCACAACAGCAGAACAGTTAAAACCATATTTGCCAACAGAAAGCGCATAAATACTGCTTTTATAAAGATTGTGTGTGATGAAAATCATCACACACAAATTACTTACGTTTTAACGGCTTTATTAATGGATTTTCAAGGTATTGCTGTAAAAAATCCTTGCAAATTACTTACAAAAGGTCAATAGCCTTTTTTAGCTGGCGTAGATTTTTATGGGTATATGTGCCGTCAGTAATATCCTGTGTAGCATGGCCTAATATTTTTTTGATAGATAACTTATTAGCTCCTTTATCATCTAACCATGTAGCGCAAGTATGGCGGCACTCATGTGGTTTATGTTTGCAGCGAGTAACTTTCATAACCTTGTCAAAGATGCGTAGAAAGCGGTGGTATGTCAGTTGCTTTCCGTCTGGGTCTGTAATAAGAGTTTTCCCTGGACGCTGCAGCCAATAGTCATAATATTGCACGATCTTTTTGCTTATAGGTACTAGCCTGTTTCTACCAGCCTCGGTTTTACTTTCTCGTATCCGGTAAAATCGGGAATGCAATTTGACATCGTTTTTTTCAACTGCTAAAAATTCGCTTGGCCTTGGTCCGCTATAACACATCATTATTACGATCATTGCATAAGGCGCTAGAGGATCATTACTGTCAGCAAGAGCTTTTACCCGATTGAGCTGGCGCGTGTTAAATGGCTGTTTTATTTTATTTCTTTTCGGCAAATCTACATCTACGAACCGTGATATATCTGTAGTAGGCGGTATGATTTGATACTTAACGGCATAGTTATAAATATTATGATATAGTTGCCGTACTTTTTTCTGTGTAGCATGGCCAATACCTTTGTCTGACAGTTTTTTTATTACGGCCTGCAAATCGGCAACTTTAAGGCTGGTAAGAGGCTTATTGTGCAGAGGCTTGCAATATCCAAAAATTACTTCATAATTTTTGACCGTGACGCTGGCGATCTTAGCTTTACGTTCTGCCATTTCCAGCTGATAGGCTTCACCGAAAGTAATCAAAGACGGGAGATAAATAGACGGGTCTTTATTGCAATCAGCCAAAAAGATTAAGGCTTCTGCATGTGTTGGAAAATAACCGATGTACTTGGATCTACCGTTAATTGTTTTAAGTACGGCCCAAGGCCTACGACGGCTACCGTGCAAAAAAATAATACTGCCAAAGCCATTTGGTAGTTTCATGCGTTTTCTTTTTTTAGTATTCAAAATATCAGCTCCTTTAGGAGCATTATACAGGAGGCAAAAATGAACTGGGAATCTTTTAAATTTGCGGCTATCGGAGCTGCTCAAACTTTAGCACAAGGTTGGTCATATAAAGCCTTAATAGCGGCAATGTTGGCTATGATTTTGCATAAGCACGCTATATTGTTTTATAGCTTTGCTTTTTTAGTATTTATTGATTGTTTTACAAAATGGGTATCGATATCCTATCTGCATCTAAAAGATAGTGGTATTGAAAATCCGACTATTCTAGAATCTATTAAAGGAATAAAAAAAGCCAGAGCTGCCAAAAAGATAAAAAGTGAAGTTATGAAACACCGTTTCCTTGGGAAAATCGGTGTTTATTTAATTTGTGCGTTGTCTGCAGCTGTCGTTGATGTAGTTATGAGAGTTTTAGATAAACCTACTTGGGCAGTTATGACGGTTATTGGATATCTTGTTGTAACTGAGCTGCTTAGTATTATTGAAAACTTAAATGATGCTGGCGTGGAAGCTATGAGTGGATTGATTGTTTTTGTTAAAAAGAAACTATGATTTCTAATTTTTTTATGGAGTGTGATTAATATGGCTTTGTATGTAAGTAAACATTGGAGCGTAACGGAGTGGGATTGTCTGCAACGTAGCAGGAATGAGTATGCATGGGACGAAAATGGTCGACTATGTACAAATGATGAAAAGACTGCTAACTTATTTCGGTTGCTTGATATGCTGAGGGATTGGAATTCTAATTGGGTTATTAATACTACTAATGCTGGTTATAAAAGTGGCTTTAGAACGATAGAAGTGAACTTAGCTGTTGGTGGAGAGCCTAACAGCTATCACACCCGTGGCTGTGCGGCCGACATCCATATATCCGGGCAGGACGATACGGATACTGCTTTGGCAGATACCGTTGTTGCTGCAGCTAAAGCATGGGGCATTGAAGATCAGCTGGGGATTGGTTATTATGGTGATTGGATTCATGTGGATACCAGGGGGTATACTTCAAGGTGGTAATAAACACCTTTAAAATTTTAGTTAAATTAAAGGTGTTGAGATGATAGCTTTATGCGGTAAATATGTTCCCGGCATTAATGTCGGGAACATATTATGTGGGCTGTAATTTAGGTTGCAAGCTGTTTCGAGTAGTTGCAAGTAGTTTCAAGTAAAGCTTTCATACGATTCTCGTGTGATTTAAGTTGCTGAAAAACGTATATTGAAATCAAAACCAACGAGAAACGGCATAGCAACGTCGTTTTTAACATGCTGGCAATTTACTGTTTCTCGTTTTTCTCGTGCCAAATTATCAGGAATGAAATATAAAATATATGATTTTTAATTGTTTTTGTTGAATAAAACGTACATAATGTGTTATACTTTGGGTACAGAAAGAAGAGACTTGTGGCAAAGTGATCATGGGTCTTATTTTTGTATCTTTATTGCTTTTTGCTAAATTTACAGCACGTTTTGAAAAAGATAGGGGAGATGATAATATGTATAATGTAAAAGATATTGCGAAATACATTATTTCATATTCATATGAGCAAAATAAGCCTGTCAGCAATTTAAAATTGCAAAAACTGTTGTATTTTGTGCAGGGCGAAAGTTATAAAATGACAGGTGAGCCAATGTTTGAAGCTGATATGGAAGCTTGGCAATTTGGACCAGTAGTTCCTTGGGTTTATTATGAGTATTCAAATTATGCCGCAATGCCAATATTAGAAAATTATGACATAAACATTGAAGAAGAAACAAGAGTTATTATTGAAACTGTAATAAAACGACATGAAAATAATTCTGTTTGGTCGTTAGTAAGAATGACGCATGAGAATGGATCACCTTGGGAAAAAACGTATGTTGATTACGAAAAGAGAGTAATCGACAAACAATTGATAAGGGAAGCTTTTGCTAATGACGTCAACTGATGGCCAATTTAAAAATGGACAGATTCAAAAAATAATAAAATCTATAGCAGTGCCGCAATTAGATGACAGCGTTTTAAAAGAACAAATTGCAGCTTTCAATGAAATATATGTAGACGAATTTAGGCATAGTTATACTCAAATACTTATTACTATTCAAAACCTTGGCGATAGCGAAAGAGATTTGTTAATGACTAATATCGAACAGGTATTGAATTCAATTAATGGCCAATTAACATCAGAAGCTCAAGAAGGTTTAAAGAAATTAAGCGATCACATACAGTTAGACATTTCAAGATTAAATTATTTTAAAAAAGAGTTTAGCAAGGATGCATCAAAGTTAAAAGATAGAATAGACAAAGCACAATCTGAGCAAACCAATGCTATTTTAAAGTTTACTACACTATCCCAACAAATTTCTAAACACGAAAAAGATATTTCAAATGTTAAATCAGAGCATATAACTATTCTTGGCATATTTGCGGCAATAATGGCTGCAGGAGTGGGTGGATTTACTATACTGGGTAATGTTGCAGCTATGGCAGAGAAAATTTCGATATATCGCTTTTTTGCAATAACATCATTTTTAGGCTTTATTTTATTCAATGTAGTTTTTATGTTGATTTACATGATTGCAAGATTAACAGGGAAAAACATATATACTATATGTACAGATAGCCACAAGGATATAAATTCAGATTGTGTTTATAGCAATTGTGATAAAAATTGCTGGGGGATAAATCGTGTAAGAAAAAGGCTGCCATATATTTTTTGGGCAAATATTGTATTGATAGCTATTGTAATAATTAGTTTGTTAATAAGTATGTGAATTTAATAAAAATAATGTCATATATATGTTCGGCAAAATAATTTAAAACCTTAAAGCACTTTGCGAAAGCAGAGTGCTTTTTTCTATGGAGGGATAACATGTATGAAAAAATCAAATGTTGGATATCTAATAATCGCTTTCTTGTTGGTATGGGCGTTGGCGCAGTTCTTTTTCTTGCCTACCTGTTCAGCCGAGCCGGCATACATGATAACGGAAAGCGAGTTGGTGACACTGGAACAAAACTCAACCAGGCAATTGGAAATCAGCAGGAAATTAGCGCTGGAATTACAGATAGCAAGGGAACAGCAGACGCTATCGGATCAAGCATCGAGCGAAGCCAAACTGCAAATAAATCAGCTGCAGAAGCAGTTGACAGAGCTGGAAGCCTGGTCGAAGAAGCAGGAAGAATTACAGCAGAAAATCTTGAAATCCTTGCCACCGTCCGCGCCAGGGGTTCTGCGGGAGATCGGAGCCAAGATTGATATTGATCACTATGTTACAGGTATCAGCTACGGAGTGAGCCGCCGGATAGGTAGCAAATATATAGGATTTCGAGGCGAGTATGATTGGCAAGATAAAAAAACTGGTGTGTGGGTAACATATGCGTACTAAAGAAAGCCTGACTATTACTTAATGTAGTAGTCAGGCTTTCTTTTTTATTATAAAATTAAGAAGTAGAAAAAATGTCGTCTTATGTAGAGGTATAAAATGAGATTGTGGCATGAAGAATTAATACCATTATTACCAAGGCAACA